GCAAACCTTTGTTTTCTTTCAACACATTCAAGATGGCTGATTCAATCGCAGATGCGAAGTCAAACTTCATCGGTTCAAAGTTCTCCGCAGGTTCGCCATACTTCATAAACACCGCCAAGTCACGCTCATCATCCCATCCAAAAGGATTCTGTGATGACATTGCAACGGGTGTTTTATCAATCTCTTCAAATCCCAATTCCTTCCGTGCTTCGTTCTGCGTCAAAAGTCCAGCAGTAAACAAGGCAACATAATCAACTCCGATTGGTGGTTTGTTAATTGTTTCTAAGCGAACTGGAGAGATGAACTCAAACAAGTATGTCAAAGTATCATCAATCTTTTGTTGTCTTGGTTCGATGTATGATTGTTGGAACATCTCATAAGCTTCAATCATCTCGCTACGACCTCCCAATTGTCCCTCTACACGCACTCCAAACAACATCGGAGAGTTTACCTTATGTGCCACAAATATCTCTTGTTGTACGGTCTTATTTAGCAAATCAAATTGCTTGTCAAAGTCCGATGGTTGCAAGTTGGAAATGACTGATTCCTTTTCTTGTGGGTCGTTGTATTGGATGATAAGTCCACCCGCATTGTCCGTGCCTTGATAATTCTCTTTGAATCGTCTTGCAGTTGCACGAGCTTCTTCAGGTGTTGGGATTCCCTTAAATAACTGGATATGAGTTTGTGCGGTGAATCCGTTTTTGATTGAGTTCAAATAGTAGTTTGAAATCTCGGTGTCAACCTCAATGTATTTTAACGCACCGATGTAATCAGGCAAAGGATATTCGCCTTGACCGGGGCGATAGAATTGGCAATAATAAAGTGACTTTGATTCCCTTGTTGTTGTGTTGAATGGAACATAGTGGATTTGTTCCGCTTTGCGGTCAGTCCAATCCTCGCAATACACATACTCACCTTCAAGTCCTTTGCGGATATTCTTGAAAGGGATGTGGTATATTTCAGCAATTGCCGTCTTCGCTTTGTTCCAAATTATCTCCAAGCAATAACCATTGAACAACTCAAGGTCATAAGCAATCTTTGTCTTAACTTGGTTGAGTGTTTCGTAGGCGTTAATCGCTTGAATCTTTGCTTCGGCTTTTGCGATGTCAACGGTGTTTTGTCCGATTACCTTTGTTCCAACTCCAGCAACATACGATGCTTTGGATGAAACGATGGCATTGTGCTTGGGTGACTTATTGAATAACTCAATTAAAAAATCGGGATACAAGTTGTCAGCACCAAAAGTCACATATCCTTTCGCCTTGTTTTCTTTGAAAACGGGAAGGACATTGTCGTGAAAGTTGATTCTTTGGAAGATCATTGAAAGTAAATAGCAACTTACAACGATTGCAACATACTAATCAAATCGGGGTGGGGATAAACATCAATTTTATCTGCACGAACTGAGTTGTGGGTATACACTCCGTTCTTGCCTGACAATGCTCTTTTTGTCACCGACCAAATATCCTCGTGATAAGTCAAGTCCATAGCGTATTTCTCACGCCACAACAACAACAATTCTTTCACCGATGCGATTTGCTCTTTTGTGTAGTTCTCAAAATAGGTGAATCCCTTGTATGGCTTATCAAGTTTGCACACATCTTTCACTTCTTTGCCTACATAATTGATGAACTTGCCGTTCTTCTCAACCAAATAACCCCAATTGCAAATCTCAATCCCAATGGATGTCTTGTCAAGTTTTATGAATGGCACTCCTTGAAAGTGTGATGTCTTCAGTCCTAAGTGATACGCCCAAAATTTGGAATCATAACCTTGCACGATTTCACCCGTGCGACTGATGGCAACACAGGTTGCAATGTTTACTGGATCAGCATCCCAAAATTGAAAGGTTGCAACTCCGTCACCACCTCCAGCAGTATGATGCAAGTAGATTTGTGACTTCGGACATTCCTCTTTGTAGTATCCGTTAAATTTAACTTGTTTCATCGGTGAAGAAGTTTGTGATGAACTTTCCAACTCCACCAGCGATGCCGATGATCAACATCAACTTTGGATGGTCAAGGTTCAAACCAGCAACAAACAATGATGCTCCGGCAATGGAATCACCAAGCACTCGGAATCGTTTCGGTGTAGGTTCAAAATAACCTTTTATCCTTGTCCTCTTTTTGGTTTGCACGATTTGTGTTTGTTTTGGTGTTTCGTATGTCTGCGAAGCTTGTTCTTTGGCTTTGCCCTGAAGGTGCTGGTGTTAGTTGCCTTTGCCATCTATCGCATCAATTTTCTTTGCGTAGTAACGAATCGCAAACAACCCCGAAACAATACCAACAATAGCCAAAACGAGTGCAAACACAGGTTGCCAAGTATTCGCAAAGTGCAGAACTGCCGAACTGCCTGAGATAGCCGTTGCAATGGCTGCCGTTGTATCATTGTCGAAGTGTTTCACTACAAAGTAATTACCTCAATTTGGTTTGTGTAGATCAATTCCAACGCATTTGATACCGCATTTATTAAAAGCGTTTCCGCTGCCAATGTTTCGTAATCCGCAACGCTCAATTCCAACCCTGAGAATGTGGTGTTAAAATCCTCAATACCTTGAATCGGTGCTTTGCCTTCTGCCAATGCTTGAACACTTGCAAACACAAAGGTTGCGATTTGGGCAGGAATGATTCCGTCTTTTTGACTTTTGACATCAGCGTAACCTTCTGCGATTACGACTACTGACGCTAAGGGAATTGATAAACCGCTCGTAAGGTTTACGCTTGTATTAATTTGAATTGCTTTCATATATTTACAAAATTATAGAATTAAAGTGATGTTATTGCTTCCCAAGCAGTTGTGTATACATTCAACTTGGCGGTTGTTGTGTTGTAAATCATTAATCCTGCGGCAGGTGATGCGATGGCGTTTCTTTGGGTTGTTGTCATTCGGGGTGGTAAAAAACCTTGTGTTGTTGATTGTATTTCAATTTTTGCCGATGCACTATTACCTAATCCTGTGTTATTAGCAATTAATAAAGAGCCATCCGTTTGCATAAAAAAATTGCTACCCCAAAAAGTAATCGGTTGGTAAGCTCCACCGCCTAAATTTGTACTTTGAAGTAATACCCCAAGAGATGCACTATAAGGGGAAATTGAAAATCTTCCATTTGTACTTCCAACAGTCCACGGGGCTAATGTACTATCTTTTACGGTGAAATTTATTGTCAAATCATCAAAAATTTGTAATGCCGTAGTACCTGCAAGATTTTGAATTAATAAAGATTTTGTTCCTGATGTATTCCCACTTCCTTTGAAATGAGCTGTTGCACTTGGTGCATTTGTTCCAACCCCTAAACGATTGTTTGTGTCATCCCAAAACAAGTTTGTCGCATCACTTGCAAACGCACTTCCATTGCTGAACTGAATTGCACCCGCAACACCGCTTGGAGTAGCCGCTAACACAATGTCACCACTACCAAGTAAGGAAACGGAGTTAAGAGTTTTGATGTTTGTTCCGCTTACAAGAGTTGGTTGAACTGCGACATTGCCACTACCCACAAGAGATGTTGAATTTACCGTCTTGATATTAGTGCCTGATACAAGTGTATCTTGTTTGGTAGCAAGTGCAGTTGTGACCGCAGTTTGCACCGGCAAGTTTGCCAACTGAACTTTTTGTGTTGTGTTGGTTGCTATGTCAACAACTGGAAACACATCGTCCGTTGTCGGGGTTGTTAATTCGGTTAGGTCAGTTATTCTCTTGTTGCTCATAATTCTAAAAAGTTGCCGTCTTGAGTTCGCATAAACTCGTTGTTTGTTGTAAGTAAATAGCCAATGAATGCACTATCAAAACCGATGTAGTCGCCATTTTGAGTCGTGAGAAAGTTCAAATCTTGAGTCACTAAAAAAGTAAAATTGTCTTGTATGATAGTTTCACTCAGATTCGGTGTGTAACTCTTCGCACTTTGCGTGATGTTGTTTTGCTTTGATGACAAACTTGGAACATAACTCTTTGCACTCTGAGAAATGTTTCTTTGCTTCTTTGATTCCGCAAAGTTGTAAGTTTTCAAATTCAGCGTGTAGTCAATCTTCTTTGATGCAAGTGTGGGTTTATATACCTTACTTGTCAAACTGCGATTAGATTGCTTCTGAATGAGTGTGGGGTTGTATTCTTTTGAATCAATGAAAGCAATTCCATCAAATCCAAGAAAATCGTAATCTTGAGTGATCAACAAATCACCACTCTGAGTCGCTAACCCAAAGAATACATCAACCGGTGATGTTGGCAATATGTTGTGTTGCTTGTTCACGCTGGTGAGTAGAACACTTCAGGTTGGTCAACTAACTGACATTTCAAAACTCCGATTTCTACAAGCTCATTCGCAAGGTCAGGATTCGTGTTGACCGCTGATGTTTGTGCGTAAACTTTATATTCGTACTCGCCATTCAAGAGAGTGAATGTCGTTCCTTCAACTACTGCAAATTTGTTGTATCTCTCCGTTTGTGTGGAGATGTCTGCTAAGATTACATTGACCACTTGATCAGTCAACAAATGCGTCATACTAAATAGGAATTTAGGATTCGCAATCGTGACTTTCTCGGTCAGCGTTAAATACCAATTTTTGGATTCGGCTTTTGTAATCAACAACATCAAGAGAAAATAGCGACTTGAGTTTTATGTAACAAAAAAGGGTGAGCAAATGCCCACCCCCTTTCTCTATGAATCAAGCGTACTTAAATTCCTAATGTGGTTACTACCGATGCTTGAAGCAAGAATGGTGCT